AACGTTCCTACTTATGCAGATGGTTTATATCGCTGCGTATGTGATCCAACATTCATGATGCACTTACGTCGTGACTCTGACTTCAGAGAAATCGCACGTTATGCAGGTAATGCAGGACAAGGCATGTACATGGGCAACCCCATGATGCCAAACAACACTAGCTTCTATCAAGGACCTCAAGCTGGACAAGCTTATTTCCTAGCTGGTGAGCCTGTTATGCCTACAGGTGTTCAGTTTGAAGGTGTAAAGTTCTTTGAATCTACAAACTTCCCAACAAAAAATATAACCGCTACTTTCGATAATAGTTCTTATGCTTCTAAAGAAGTTGCACAAGGATTCTTCTTCGGACCTCAAGCAGTTGGTGTTGGAATTGGTGGACCAAACGCACAAGTTCTTATTAATAATAATGATGATTTCTCAAGATTCATTATTCTAATTTGGCAGTTGTACGCTGGGTTTGAGATACTTAATAAAGACTTTATTACTACTGGATTCAGCTTCGTTGAAGACGACGGATCTGTTTAATAGTTAACAATTAAACTCGTAAAAAAAATACTTTTGGAGAAGTAAATGGCTTATTTATCGGCTAAAAAAATCTACCCAGGAAACTGGGCAGAGCCTCTAAACGGTTGGTACAAAAATATAGATACCAACGACGACAGTACAAATGATAAAACCAAGGGCGGCCCAACCTCTGTGTTGGCTGTTCCTGGTTGGCGTTATTTCCAGCAACGTGGATATGTTGAAGTTACAGGTAAAGCTGCTTCTGCATTCACTAGTGCTGACGTAATCGTTCCTTCACCTTATAGAAACGACGACACACGTACTGACATCACAGGAATGACAATTTCTGGTGATGCTCAAGGAACTAACGAAGGTCCAGCTTATGTTTACAGAAGTGCAATTTCTGTAGCATCTGGTTGGAATGATGGAAGAGTTGCATCTGGTGTATATACAGACACAGGAAACCTCATCTCTTTTGGTGTTAATAACGGTGGAAACCCTATAGCTGCTTCTGGTTTGGGCGAAGGTCCTGCTCAAGCAAATATAGCTTCTACAGTTAATGGACCTAATGCAGGTGGTGCAGCCAACTCTGTTTACTATGCAGGTGGTGTTAGTGCTCTTAGCTATAACCCACTCGTAACAGCAAGTGGTGTAAACGCAGGTGGTTCTGACAACCCTAATACTCCTCATAAAGCAATTACAGCTGCTACAACATTTAAAGTGTTTGTAAAAGCAACTGCTAATGCTACATCTCCTTCTAGTGCAGCAGATGGTTTATACATCTCTGATGCTGATGTAGATGCAGGTAGAAAAGGATACCTAGTTGTAGAAGTATGTTATCTACGTGCTGACACAGCCCCTGGTTATGCGGATATCGAACAGTATTTGACTAATCGTACTGTTTCTTAATAATTAAGCTAAAGTGGGATCAGAGATATTATTTTTCTGGTCCCATTATGCTTTTTAAAAATACTAAGACTGGCGCAAGAGTTAAGGTTATAAGTGAGCTTGATGAGGGGGAAGTTTTTATGGTTGAGGACCAAGATGGAAGAGTATATCATGCCGTAAGTTCTCAGTTAGTAGCAGATGCCCCAGCTACTAAGAAAGTAAAAACACTTCAAATTAAAGACAAAGCTGCAAAGGAAGAACCTCGTGAATTTCCTCCAGATATGCGTCTAAATATTAATGGAGCTACGGCTCAAATGATTGCAGATCATATAAAAGGAATAGGATTGAAAACAGCTCGTGAAATAAAAGATTTGCAAATGTCTTTATCGGGTGAAAGATTCGCAAATTTACAACAATTAAAACAAATAAAAAGAGTTGATTGGGAAGCAGTTATAGCAGCTGATTTAATAAGAGTATAATTTTAATAGCTATATTATTACTTATGAGCCCTCAAGGACCTGGTACTTACGGATCAAAAGTTGGTAGACCACCAAAGAAAGGAACTAAAAAAACTACAGCTAAAAAAAGTACTACAAAAAAAAGTACAAAGAAAAGTTATTAGATTTAAAATAAAAGATAAGTTTAATAAGAGGATAAGTGCAACTATCTGACCTTGATAAAAGTAGAGTTAGATATCATTTAGGGTATTTTACTGTTTCTGTTCCAGCTGGTGATTATGCTCGGCTAGAAGAAGCAATGAATACCCTTCCTGATTCTTATTTTTACGATAAAATTGCTATTCAGATTGGACGTTGTGATACAGCAGAAAAGAAAACTGAAGTTGCAAGTTCTCCATCAACAAGATTAGAAAGTATTGCTGGTGACGTTGATAGAACAATCAAATCTAGTAATGCAAAAGACGCTTTAAAAATTTGGAATGATATTTATTTATATGAAACAAATAGACTAGCTGGAATACTTTATGTTCCTAACTATAAAGATCCAATGCAAGCTAGATATAGATATGAAAGATCTGGAGCTGAATTTATTCAAGCATTACCAGGGCCAGCTGATACAGCAGTTGGTTCTAGAATGGCCTTAGCAGAATCATGGCGATGAAATTAGCAGGACAAAGTATTTGGGGTCGTTATTTAAATGATGGTTTAAGTAACGAAGAATTTAAAGAAAATAAACATATCATCGATGAAGGAGATGAAGCAGAAATTAAACACCATAAAAAACAAATTATAAATAAAAATATTTTTAATGGAGAAGTTAAAGACCTTTAAACCTAAATAACTAAGGATAGAATTAGAAAAGGTCTATATAGAAAGAAGTGGCTTCAACATCTACAAATAAACAACCGCTTTTAGTTGATCGTCCTTTATTTGATTCAGTACGAATAACGACACAAACTGTTGGTCAAGAGTCTACTAATACTTTATTTGTTCAAGGTGGTCAAGCTCCATCTATTTTAGTAGATATGGATGCAGCTTTAAGTGAAGATAATAACAATGGTGGAGTAATTGATTCAATTCAAATTACTAGAAATGATTTCCATCGTGGTAATGATTACGTTTTAAGTGCTACAACTTCAGGAAGTGGTATTTCTCTTGTTAGTGGTCAAATTATTTATGCACAAGATTGTCAACAATCTGCAGTAACTGCTGTTAAAAATGGTGGTGATAATTATTATAAATATAAAGGTTCTTCTGCAATAACAGGATTAATTAGTGCTCTTGATTTTACAAATACTGCAACAACAACTGGATATACAGATTTAGGTTTAGTTAATGGTAAACAACCTGAAGTAACATTTGTTTTCTATCAAACTCGTGGTACTACAACTCCAATTCCTGCATCTGGTGATTACAATATTTTATTTGCAAAAACAGTTCCTGCTGAAACAAAAGTTTGTGATTGTTCAGATGTAATGCCACATTTAGCAACACCAGGAATTCATGCTTCTTATGCTTCTTCTACTGGAGATGCAAGAGGAGGACTACCTATAAGAAATAGAGGTATTTATATGGAACGTGGTGATCGTGTTTATGTAGGTGTTTACGCAGAAGGAAATAATACAGCTGGTTATGCAGCTGGAGTACATGTAACAGCACAAGGTGGATTCTTCTAAAGCTAAAAAAGCGGTAAAAGCCGCTAAATTACACAAGGACAAAATGGCTTGTAATAAGCCAAGAAAAACTCCTGGTCATAAAACAAAATCACATGTAGTTAAAGCATGCTCAGGTGGTAAAGAAAAAATAATTAGATTTGGTCAACAAGGTGTAACAGGTGCAGGTAAAAATCCTAAAACAGCTAAAGATAAAGCTAGAAAAAAATCTTATTATGCAAGACATAATGCTCAAGATGCAAAACCAAGTAAAATGTCAGCTAGGTACTGGTCACATAAAGTGAAATGGTAAATGAAAACATTTGGATCTTTTCCTTCCTTTAATAAAAAAGATAAAGGAGATGTTTATAAATTTAATCCAGTAAAAAACGAATTTGGTGGTAGTAGTCCTGAGTCTTTATATACAGTTAATAGAGAATCATGTTGGGCTAGATGGAGAAGAGGATTTGAAATAGCTACAGCGTCTCTTTATCACAACTCTTTTGATTATCCCTTTACATATAAAATACCGCTACCTGCAGGTGTTCCAGGAGCCTCTGGGAACGCTCCAGCAATCCCTGGGGTATTTAGAGGATTTCCTACACAAAATAAAGAATTAGGTATCCACTGGGCAGGAGTACGTGTAGCAGGAAGTCTTCGTTTTGATAATGTAAAAGATACAAGTAATGTTCCTGCTTCTATTGCATCTGTAACAGAAGATGATGAATTTTGGTATGTACAACTAGCAGGTTCATGGAGTGTTTCTAATCCATTACCAGCTCCTTTATATATTCCAATTGCAGGTACAGATGGTATTAAACCTACAAATGGTGAGGTAATAGAAGATCGAATTATTGCTCCAGAAGGAATTCCTATAACTAGAGAAACAATTAATCCAAGTACTCAAACTCGTTATGGATATGTACAAGCAGTTCTTACAAATGTAAATCCATCAACAGGATTATTAACACTTAGAAAACGTGGTTCAGTAGAAGCTACTCCTGACAAAGTATTAGTTACACCAGCAACACGACCACCTAATGTAGGACGTTATTTTATGACAGGTACAAGATATTACTGTACTTGCCAAGATTTTACTCGTCGTCAGTATGCATATATTTCTTCTTTAGGACAACGTAAAAATCCTTATTTCCCTAAAACAAATGTAGCGACTCTTAAACCAGGTCGTTATGAAGTTATGAAAGAAGCAGGTAAAGTTGCTAACCAAGCAATGACTAATGCTTTAACAAATAGAAAATTAGAAATTATTGCTCCTGCAACTGAATATGAAATACCACCTACAGTTTCTTCTACTAGTAGTACGATATTAGGAGCAACTAGAGATAACCCAGGGGTATTTAGTGACTTTGGTGGAGTATATCTAAGAAGCGGAGCTGATCCTTCTTTACCAGGAACACGTTCTGAAGGATTACCAGATTTTGAAGATTACAAAGCAAAAGATAATGTTATTACATCATTAACAGATAGATGGACTCCTACTTTGGATGAATTTAGATATTGTAAACATATCTACTCTATGAAATATGAAGAAGGTGTATTTCCTCCAGAACCATCCGATATACCTATTGAAATACGTGACATTACTGAATGGGAGCAAAAGCTTGTTTCTCAAGTTGAAAAAGATCAAGAAAAAGCTGCAGTAAATATTAATAGATATGGATTAGCTTATATGGATATACCTCCATTTAATTGTCAATCACCAATGATGGTTTCAATGATGCAAAAGTTATTTAATATTCCTTCTTCTTTTGTATTATTACAGAATTTTACTATGTATGATAAAACTGGAAAAGCTTATACTCCATCTCAAGGTGGAACTCCTGCATTATGACAGATCCGAAGTTTGGTGATGTTGTTGATTCAAATTTTATTTATTCAGATGATCAACGAAAAAAAAGAAAGTATGGAGATAGCGAAGTTCAAGTAGAAGGAAATCCAGCTACTTATCATGCAGGAGATGTGGTACATATGCCATATGTTGCAGGTGAAACATCAACCATTGAAGCAATAGGTCTTGCATGGTCTGGGTTTGCAGCTGGAATAGAGCCATCAGAATAAATTAGAGTATGTATACTTATGTTAAGCCTTTTTAGGAAAGGCTGACATTTCGCACTTATACTTAATAAATTATGGCAACCGCTATAGAAGTTAGGGAACAAAGTTCCCTGACAGGTTGGCCTGAGTTTTGTGAGTGGGTCACATCTACTAATAACCGTATTTATGTCGGTTGGTTTGGTGTGTTAATGATCCCTTGCTTACTAACAGCAACCACTTGTTTTATTATTGCTTTTATTGCAGCTCCACCTGTAGATATTGATGGAATCAGAGAACCAGTTGCAGGATCATTCCTGTATGGAAACAACATCATCTCAGGAGCAGTCGTCCCCAGTTCCAATGCAATCGGACTCCACTTCTACCCAATCTGGGAAGCAGCCAGTCTCGATGAATGGTTATACAACGGAGGACCATATCAACTGGTCATCTTTCACTTTCTCATCGGTATCTCAGCTTACATGGGACGACAATGGGAACTTAGTTACCGACTAGGGATGAGGCCCTGGATTTGTGTTGCTTATTCCGCACCAGTCTCAGCGGCTTTCGCTGTCTTCTTGGTCTATCCTTTCGGACAAGGATCATTCAGTGACGGTATGCCTCTGGGCATTTCAGGCACGTTCAACTTTATGTTTGTCTTTCAAGCCGAACATAATATCCTCATGCATCCATTCCACATGGCTGGCGTGGCGGGTATGTTTGGTGGTGCCTTGTTTTCTGCTATGCATGGGTCACTTGTTACATCTTCACTTATACGTGAAACAACAGGATTAGATTCTCAGAACTATGGATACAAATTTGGACAAGAAGAAGAAACGTATAACATCGTTGCAGCCCATGGCTACTTCGGACGTCTTATCTTCCAATACGCCTCCTTTAACAACTCTCGTAGTTTACATTTCTTTCTTGCTTC